GTTGTACCTTCTACTACTTGTCCTACTGGGAACAATGCACCAATATCATCTGCAGTCACTATCGTTCTATTTGGATATTTGGATTGTGCAGCTTCTAATAAACCACTAGTATCTACAGGCCAACCACTATATCTTAGGTCATCATTCATCAAGTAGAATGTCCAATAATGGTCAGTAGTTCCATATAGTTTCTGTGATAAACTATCTGGTCTATCTCCCCCGACAATTGTATATCGATTTAAAAACGATACCTCTTGTTTTATTTTATCAATAATATCTACATATTGAGTTAGATTATTGAATAAAACTGGGTCTTCCCTATTACCAAAAGAGTATTGAACAAATTCAAAGTTTTCAAAAAACTTAGTACTACTCATTAGAAACCACCTTTATTTATTGCACCTTCAACAGTAGGGTCTACATCTTTTCTCGATAGTGTTCTTGTTTCTGAGAATGCAAGTCCCATATCTATTTCACCAAACTCTCCATTAGGGTGCATTGCCATATTTGAAGGATTATAAGTAGTTGTCACATCACGCAGATAACAAGGTAATATTCTTGGTACATTAGGATTTTCCTTATCTTCATATAATATTTTTATCTTAAATCTTTTTGGAAACTTATAACCAATCGATGTATTTTGGTCTCCCACTTTAACATTGATATCTTCTGGATATAATTCTGACCTAAAAAAACTTATAATTTTTATTACTGTATCATGTTCTTGTTTTGATAACGGGATAAATTTAAATTGAAATGCAAACTCTCGAAGTGCGACTGATTTAAATAATGACCTAGTGTTCGGGTTCATAGTCACACCCGCAGCTTGTTTCACTGCAAGTTGTGTACCCTCTCCACCTAGATACTTTGATACACTTACTTTAGTCATTGCAAGTCTACCTAGACCTTCTGCACCCGCACCACCAAATGCGGCTGCAGCCGTTTGACCAACACCAGAAAATAAAGATGAAACTAAATTTTTACCCGCATTACCACCTGCTTCTGCAATTGCACCCGCCATACCTAAATCTGCATTTTCATATGATGCAGTATCACGAAAAGGGATTGCAGCTGGTAAGTACAATTTACATTTTTTTAATATTTGTGGGTTTACCTCGTTAGTTTTACCAGTACCAAAAGTAGTTTGTACCGCATCATCTTTTCCTTTTGTAGAGTCTACGTTATCTTGACTCTCTAGTATTGTTTTAGCTGCATCTTCTTGTTTTTGTTTTGCTTCACTTTCTTTCTTTTCTCGGTTGGTTTTATCTTCGTCACTTTCATCTTCGATAGTTTCATTTTTACCAAACATAGAACCAAAACCTATCAAAGATTTTAAATCAACTCCTGCTTCTTGTATCGTTCCAAACTCAATACAAGACTTATAATCTTGAGTATCATGTAAAGGATATTCAAGTCTGTCTGCTTCTGATACCTCTGCGGCTTCTGGTAGGTCATCAAATAATAAACCACCAACAAATTTCTTTCCGAAGTTTGCGACTTTATTCCCGAAGTTCTTTGATTTGTCTGCCATGTATGTTTCCTATAAATACTTTATAGTTCTATTTATACACGAATGAAGACATACAAAGGAAGATATAAAGTAAAAAATACAAAAAAGTATAAAGGTGATTATCAGAATGTCATCTTTCGTTCTCTATGGGAACGCAATTGTTTTCGTTGGTGTGATGATAATCCAAAGGTACAATCGTGGAGTTCCGAAGAAGTTGTTGTCCCGTATTTCTATGAAGTAGATAAAAGATACCATAGATATTATCTTGATTTAAAAATAACATTTAAAGAAGGTAAGACTATACTGGTAGAAATAAAACCAGACTCACAAACCAAACCACCCAAAAAGGGAAGTAGGAGAACCAAGACATTTATTAATGAAGCTGCAACCTATGTACGGAATATGAATAAGTGGGACGCAGCTAATGAGTTTGCAAAGGACAATGGGTATGAGTTTCAAATCTGGACAGAGAAAACTCTAGAGTCTATGGGTATTCTACCAAAATCTATGAAACCACTAAAACCTTTCACAAATAGGAAAAAATAAGTATAAATAGAAGTATGTCAAATATATTCCAGAAGTTAGAACTTGCAGCTTTTAGAAATCAGATTACTCCAAGAACTAAAGAGAGTAGAGAATGGTTTATGAAAAAGGCAAAGGCAATGCGTGGTATAAGTCGTAATGAACTAATGCGAGAAGAACCTTTAAGTAGTAGTGGTCGTAGAATTATTGGTTCTATGCAGATGTTTTTCTATGACCCGAAACATAAAGAAACCTTACCATACTATGATAGGTTTCCTCTATCAATTATACTAAAACCCGCAAAAGGTGGTTTTCTTGGATTAAACTTACATTATCTACCACCCATACTTCGTGCTCAGTTTCTTGATGCACTTATGGATAATGTCACAAGTAAGAAGAGTGAAGACGCAAAATTTCAATTAACAACTAAATTACTTGCGGGAACATCTAGTTTAGAATATTATAAACCATGTATTAAACACTATTTAACTGAACATGTTAAGAGTAAGTTTGCAGAAGTAAAGGCACCCGAGTGGGAAATTGCAACTTTTTTACCAACTGCACAATTTGAGAAAGCAACGAAACAGAAGATATACGCAGACAGTAGGAAGAAAATATCATGAGTAGAATAGATGATTTAAAATCAGAAATAACTAGTGGAGACGGTCTTGCACTTGCAAATAGATATAGAGTATTCTTACCGCCAGTAGGTGGAGTATCCGCAAGAAGTTTAGATTTACTTTGTAAAAATGTCACATTGCCTGGAAGACAAGTGACAAGTGCAGACTATATGTTAGGTGCAACCAATAGAAAAATTGCAAATGGTCACGCATTCGCAGATGTCACTATGACCTTTATTGGACTAAATGATTTTAAAGCAAGAAAGTATTTTGATACATGGCAATCATTTGCACTCAATCCAAATACTTTAGAAGTTGGATATTATAAAGATTATACTAAACCAGTAGTAATTCAACAACTGGATAAGAATGCAAAGTCTCCACCACTAGGCCCTAGAAAACTATTTGATAATCCTTTACCAGATGCAATCGCAGAAAGACTACCTTCTGTTGGCCCAATAGATTTTCAAAACGGTGCATTTGATTTAGGTTTAGTTGGTCGTCAAGATTTAAGTCAACTTGCAGAAGGTGTAAATTATTCTGTAAGATTAAATGAAGCATATCCTACTACTTTAAATGAGATACCTTTATCTAATGACCCAGACGGTTTAGTTGAAATAAGTGTACAGTTGTCCTATAAAGACTATACTGTCGTAGAAGGTGATATAAAAGATAAAGTATTAGATAAAGTGATTGAAAAGACTGGACTATCAAAAATATTTAAAGATGCACTTAGAACTTGAATAAATAGAATTACATTATTATAGGAGTAATATTATGAGTAATGTTTTACCAAAACTGAATGCGACCCCTTCGCACGAACTAACGATACCTTCGACTAAACAAGTAATTAATTATCGTCCGTATCTTGTGAAGGAAGAGAAAATACTTCTTCTTGCATTCGAGTCAAAAGACCAAAAGACTGCACTTAAGGCAATGATTAATACAATTGAAGCATGTGTTTCAGAAAAAATAGATGTATCAAGACTTACCATGTTTGATGTTGAATATATGTTTACACAAATTAGAAGTAAATCTGTAGGAGAGTCTACAAAAATTTCTGTTAAATGTTCTGAATGTAGTCATGAAAACGAAGTATCGGTTGAACTTTCTTCGGTAAATGTAGAAGTACCAGATATTGATAACAGAATAAAAATATCTGACGAAATTACAGTAGAAGTTAGATACCCTTCGTTTCAAGTTTTCATTGATAACTGGCAAGAAGAAATGAAAGAAGCAGAACTTACTTACAAAATTGTTAATCACTGTATTGGTGCGGTTATAACCGAAGATACAAGAATTGATGCAAGTGATGTAAGTGAAGAAGAGATTGCAATGTTTGTCGAGTCAATGAACGCACAACAATTTAAAATGTTAACTGACTACGTTGCAACTATGCCAACAATGAAAAAAGATATATTGTTTGCATGTAGTTCTTGTTCTCATGACAACAAACAAACATTAGCGGGGATATCGGATTTTTTCTCCTAAACCTTTCGCATGAAAGTTTAGTTAATCACTACCAAACAAATTTTGCATTAATGCAGAATTACAAATATAGTTTAACTGAACTGGAAAATATGATGCCATGGGAAAGGGAAATATATACTAGTTTACTTGTAGAATGGATAAAAAAACGAGAAGAAGAAGTTAAAGCAGAACAGTCTAAGTATAAATAGAAGTATGGTAGACGAAATAAAAACAGAAAATCAAAATTTTAGTGAAACCTTAGTTAGTTTGGCTGAAATTTTAGTAGAACAAAATAAATCTGCTAAAGAAACTCAAGCAAAACTTGATATGGTTGGTGATGCAATCATGCAATTTGTTAAAGTAAATAAACAAAATGAACTTGAAGCAAGAGAAGACGAATTAGACGAAAGGAATAAAATATCAGAACAACTTGCAAAATTTGAATTTAAAGGTTTAAAACAAGAACTTAGAGACGGTGGAGTTTTTCAAGGATTTGTTGGTGGTTTAAGTTTCATACTTGGTTTAGTTTTTGGATTTTTTCAGACTGCAATTGACTCCACCCTTTCATCATTTCCTGCTACAAGACAATTAGTCAGAGACTTTGGAACTAAAATTAATAACTTTTTTATAGCTACGAGTAAAATGTTTACTAACTTTGTCGGTGGTGCTCTTAAAACACTTTTTTCTCCACTTACAAAAGTGATAGATGAAATAAAAGTAGTATCTAAAGAAATTTTTGGTAAACAAGGATTTGGGAGAGTTAGTAAATTTTTTGAAGGTCTCCGAAGATTTTTTGGTATTTTTGGGACACTTGGACTTGCAATTGGTAATATTTTAGGAAAACTATTTAAACCACTAACAGTCGTATTTGCGGCCATTACCGCATTAAGAGGATTTACTGACAGACTAGAAAGAAATCAAGCCAAGTTTCAATTAGACACTACAGCATTAAGTGTCACTATTGCAGAAACAGTTGCTATCTTTGGTAGAGAATTTGCGGCAATGTTTGTTGGTGGTATTTTAGATTTTCTTAAGTTTGTCCTTTTACTTGTTCCGAATATTATTGCGGGAGTATTTGGTCTTGAAGGAGAACTACTAAAAGCAATAAATGATTTTTCTTTTACAGAAGGAATTAGGGATTTTCTTAATTTCTTTTCTTTTGATATTGGTAATGCTGTAGATGAAGGATTAGATAAAACAAGAGAAGTACTTAGAGGAGATTTTAATGATGAAATTAAAAAATTTTCTTCTCAAGGAATAATACCAGCTATGCTTGGGTTTGATATTGATGCAAAAAGAAAGGAACTGTTAAACACATTTTTTAATTATGTTTCTAATTTAATCGAAAGTGCAATTGATTTTTTCAAAGACTTAGGTAAAAGAACATTAGATAAGTTAGTGTCATTTAAAGATAGAGCAATAGAAAGAATTAAAAATATATTTGACTATCTTTTAAAATTACCTATCGCATTTTTTGAAGGTATCAAGGCCTTGAGTAATGTATTTGGAGAAGGTACACCCGCAGAAAGATTTAATAAAGCATTTAATGATACTTTAGTAGGTAGAGATATTACAGATACCATTGGAAAGGCAGAAATATCAACAGAAAGGGCGGAGAAAATTCAAGAAGGTAGTCTCGGTGGTGCTGGTGGTGGTACTACCAATAATATTATTGACGCTTCTGATAATAGTATTACAGACCAAAGTCAAAACAGTGGTGGTTTTTTCTCTGGTGTAATGGATTACATTCCATTTTTTGCTAATAATGAGGAAGCACAATCAATTGCAAAATAAAAAAAACCCCACATTTCTGTGGGGTCTAAAACTCTTGTTTTTAAATTAAGTACTTACTCGTCATTCGCAAGTT